TGGAAAGCCCCCCCCCCCTATGAAAGCAAGAGCCATAATTATTGTTGATTTTCAAATCGACGGCGGTTTCGCGGAAGCGGCTGCACAAGAGCAAAACGTCAAAGACGCAATCGCTGCGTTAGCCAAGGGCAACCCTTCCATCGTCTATACAGACATGGAGATGAAAGAACGCAGAGGTGACGGTAAACCAGATGTCTCGCGGATGAAATTCCGGACTAGTTAATTAACTTTAGTATACGTCTACTAAAATAAAAAGCCTCCTTTTTAGGGGGCTTTTTTTATGTCCTACTGTGTGTTACAAACGCCACCTTAGACCCACATGAGGACCACACATGTATCAATCACTAATTAAGTGCTGTTTGAATAATGAATTTTATTCAGACAATCAGGCAAGGCTAAGAGCCAGCCTCTTCGATGACACTGCCAAAGAAGTCTACACAGCTATAGCCGACAGCCATAGTAAATTTGCCAAGGACATTACCACCCTTGATCTGATGGCCCAGTGGAAGGCGGCAAATCCCTCGTCTACCTCTGCTTGGACCGCTGAAGTAGAGGACACAGTAAATTCCATAGCCAACGCCCCCGACATAGATCAGGAAGTTGCGTCAGATGTTATCGCCAGCCTTTGGCGTCAAAGTGTCGGCTTAGACATAGCCAACTACGGAATACTTATGTCCGAAGGAGATGCCTCTGCTATGGACCGGTTAAAGGCACTCCTTGATAAAGTGTCTGATGGATATCTGCCTGATGATTTTCCAGATGCCTGTACTGATGACATATACGAATTACTGGCTGTAACCAGTAACGATAATCGGTTTCAATTTAACATAGAGACGTTGTCGCGACAGGTCTACGGGATCGGAAGAGGCGAGTTTGGCGTTATCGCGGCATATAGTAATGTAGGCAAAACGGCCTTGGCTGTTAGTCTGTGTGCCGCTCCTGCAGGCTTCTGCCAGCAAGGTGCCAAGGTAGTATACGTCTGCAATGAGGAAGTCTCCAAGCGCACAAAACTACGTGCAATCGGTTCCTACACCGGCATGAGCCGAGATGAGATTGCCTTAGACCCTGCCGCCGCTGCAGCCAGATATGCAGGTATTAGAGACAGACTAATTCTAGTAGATGCACAAGGCTGGGATATCCAAACGCTGGATGGCTTTTTAAATAAAGAAAAGCCAGACATTGTGATGATCGACATGGCTGACAAAGTAGAGATCGCAGGCAAGTTTAATTCCGGCCATGAGCGGTTGAGAGAATTGTACTACCGACTGCGCGAATTAGCCAAGACACATAACTGTGCCGTCATCGGTAATAGCCAAGCCTCTGCAGACGCCGAAGGTAAGACCAGACTGACCATGTCTATGCTGGAAGGCTCCAAGGTCGGCAAGGCGAGTGAATCCGATATCATGCTGGGCATTGGTAAAATTATAAACGGAGAGGATGACAATGATCCCACCCGTTACATCACAGTGATGAAGAATAAAATATCAGGTTGGCATGGCACTATTGTCTGCAATCTGCAGGGAGAGGTGAACAGATATGTTGTGTGAGAATGACCCCCTTCTAGTCGAAGCAATCGAAGTATTTACAGAGGCAGGTTTTAAAATATTACCCAAGTTAGGTGCGTCTATGATTTGGGTAAACCATCCCGAAAGTAGACATCGTTACTCCTTCTATCCAACAACGGGACGCTGGGGCGTCTATGGTGGTCAGAGGAAACACTACTCATGCAAATCACCGCAAGATTTTATTAAGCGGTTTGTGATGCCAGATATAATCGCCGCTCGGAAATCTGCAAAGGCGGTAGAAAACATAGACGATGTCTGCCCAGAACATTCCAAGTGCAGCGTCGATGAGTTTGTAGATTTCATTTGTGAGCAACTAGAGGATGGCGTCCCTGCAGATAAACTCAAGAAGCAAATTCTCAGAGATTTTGCCAATGAATGATATCCTAGTTTTAGACTTAGAAACTACTGTCGAGCGAATAGAAGGCCGGATAGATAACAGTCCGTACAATCCTCACAACAAGATCGTATCAGCACACTTTGGCTGGCTGGGCTGGGATGATGTGGATGATTACCAATGTCCAGTTTACTATCATGTAGAACAGCCACAATCGGACAGTACAGAGTCTCTCCGCAAGGCTCTCCGGACGGCAAGATTGCTGGTCTGCCATAACGCCAAATTCGATGTGTCTTGGTTGTTAGAAGCAGGCTTTGACGTGCCAGAAATAGTATACTGCACTATGATTGGCGAGTATCTTCTGGCGAAGGCCCAGCGCAAACCCTTATCGTTGAAGGCTTGCGCAGAACGTCGAGGTCTTCGCAACCAGAAAAAATCAGAGTTGATCGACCATTGGTTTCAGGACGGGGTGGATTTTTCTGAGATGCCACTGGCTACTATGCTGGAATACGCAGAAGCAGATGTCAGAACCACCGCTGAATTATATCTGTCGCAAATCGATGAGTTTGACGCGCAAGAAAATAAATCTCTCATCACTGCCCGTGACCAGATGAACGACATGCTTATCGTTTTGGTCGAACTGGAACGTAATGGCTGTGCCATTGACCTAGACGCGCTTGAGACTGTTGAAAACGAATTTCAGCAGGAGAAAACACTGCTTGTGAATGACCTAACTAGGATAGGCGAGAAAGTGATGGGCGATAAGCCTTTCAATCTGAACAGCGGTGATGACATGTCCGAATTAGTATACTCCCGCATTGTTGTCGATAAGCCTCTGCACAAGCAGACGTTTAACATCGGAACGAATGATGCTGGTAAATCTCTAAGACCACCTTTGATGTCAAACTCGCAGTTCTCTGACGCAGTTAGGGTAACCACAAAGGTGTCTGAGAGGACAAATGCTGTGTGCTGCAGCGTCTGCAGTGGATTTGGATCGATACAGAAGTTCAAGGTCAAAACTAAAACTAAACTTGGCAAGAAGTACCGCATCCAAACCGAAGAACCCTATAAGAACCGCACCAAATGCCAAGGCTGCAATGGCGTTGGGGCAATCTATCAGCCTACTGGTCAAACCGCTGGCTTGAAGATGATACCGTTTGGTCCCGACTATGCCGCTGCCGGTGGTTTTAAGACGGACAAGGTAACCATCCAGAAATTGATAGAGGTAGCCACCCGCAAGAATAAGGCAGTGGCAGTAGAATTTTTAACCAAACTATCCCGATTGTCTGCTGTCACAGTTTATCTAGACAGTTTTGTCGCGGGACTTAAAAGAGGTACGCGCAAGAATGGAATACTACATGCAAATTTCAATCAATGTATCGCTGCTACTGGTAGGCTGTCTTCTAGTAATCCAAACGCTCAGAACTGGCCCAAAAGAGGGTTCCCTGTACGCAGGGCTATTATCTCTAGGTTTGATGGCGGCAATCTTATCGAATGCGATTACTCCGGTCTAGAATTTAGAACGTGTGTGGAACTCAGCCGTGACGCGCAAGGACTAGCCGATATTTTAGAGGGTAAAGATATCCACGCACAGAGCGCGAGTATTATTCTGCAGAAACCTGCGTCCGAGGTCAGTAAGGAAGAACGCCAGACTGTCGGTAAACCAAATACATTTTTACCCCTTTTTGGAGGTACAGGTTATGGCTCTCCAGAACACGTCAGGGCATATTTCGGGCGTTTTTATGAAATCTACGAGGGCATCCATGCTTGGCATAAGCAACTGCAGACCGGAGTACTGAAAAATGGAATAGTACAGACGCCGTCTGGGCGGCAGTACTACTGGCCCAATGTGGTCAGACGCAGCAATGGTGGTGTTTCCAATGGTACGCAGATATTAAATTACCCAGTGCAAGGCTTCTCCGCTGACATGGTTCAACTAGCGTGTATCAGAGCATTCCGACTATTCAAACAGTCTGGTCTGAGGAGTAAAATGATACTGACTGTGCATGACTCAATCGTCGTAGACACACATCCTGATGAGACTGAAGAAGTCAAATCCATACTAGTCGAAGCAATGACCCGCATAGATGTAGATATGGAGACACGCTACAAATATAAACCTGTAGTACCTTTCAATGTTGAAATAACAATGGGAAAAAACTGGCTTGATCAGGAAGAACTGCCGTTGACAAACGCCACTTAGTTATGGTAAAATGTTAGTTCAAATCAAGGAGACTACATGTCTGATATAATTCCCGTAGAGGGCGGCATGACGCCAGATGAATTGGCTGATATGCTAGGTGCTGCAGATGCACCTAAATCGGTTAGAATACCGGCCTTAAAGATTAATTCTCAGGGCGAAGATAAAGACGGCAACCAAATTCCACTGGGTGCATTCTTTCTAAATACTGATGATGAACGTGTCTATGCCAAGGATGGTGTATTGCTTCATGCTCTATCAAATCACGTACAGTATATGCACTGGGATGATGGTAGGCTGGTCAACAAGTCTAGACTTATTGTTAATAAACGAGATGAGGCGCGTGATCAACTAGGTGGCACAATGGTTGGTATGCCTACATACGAGCAGTCTGTTC